TCCCAAACTTCTCACAATGTTTCATGATCTTAGAGAACATCGCTTGTAGGCTCATCTCAGTCGCTTGTTTGATCTTTGTGATGGCATTCACATCATCAGAATATACCATGATCTGGGGGAGGTCAATGTCTGTCATGTGACGTAAAAGTTTCATCATCAACAAGGTGTGCAGTGTCCAGGCAGGGTTCATCCATCCTTCTATACCCCCATGTTGGCCCTTACTGACAATTACGTTGTCGAGGTACTCATCATAATGGTAAACAAAGAGAGCCCCGAAGTAATTTGCAAGTGAACCCCATCCTGTCTCCCCAAAGATGTTCCCTAGAAACTCCAAAAGTTCACTCGTGTTCTCTGCTTGCATGGACTGGTTGTGACCCTCGATGTCAAGCAAGATTGAGAAATGGTCATTTTGAAGCAGAGTTTGAGCAGCACGATGCAGTAGTAGTTTTCTCTGTGAATCGGAAGGGGTCATGAGCTGTTCATCGAAGTAAGACAAGGCTTTCTTCATCTTTGTTGTGATCACGCTCAGTGCATGTTTGTTCGAAAGTTCTCCATTCGCAAATAGACGCGCTTCTTCTTTTTGCTCACGCTCTTTCTCGATCAACCTGGCTGGATGTTCATGAACAATGGGTGTGGCAGATTGACGGGTCCTATATACACACGGAGCTTGACGGCTAAATTGGCCGTTCTTGAGTAGATCTTTGAGTTCGTAGTCTGGCAACTCAATGGCTTGCAGCAATTCTTTCCTACTGTCACCGGGACCACAGGTGAATGATGCTTTGAGAGCACCTTTGTCTTTTGCAAATTCGAGTGCATCGTCAGTAAGTGTAGAGTCCATACAAGCCCAAGGCTGAAGATCATCCCACCAGCTCAACGCAAATGATTTCGTTTTGTCCAATTGATGTTTGTTGAAATGAATTTGAAGGAGTGTAATCTTCTGAGTCGGGCCTCTCATTGTTGGGAGACACTTGTGTTTCTTTGCATATGATAGCGTGAATTCCTGTTTTGCCAGCCGGGTGATGTTTTTGATTGCAGATCTGTCAACTGCTCTCGGCGTGTGCACTCGTTTGAGGAATTTCTTCACTCCTGCCTCAGCATCTACCTCTGAATAAAAGACAAACTTGTGCAGTGCCGAGATCTCCTGTAGTTGAGAGCGAGTCATCTTCTTGAGGACACTAATGAATCTGCAGAAGTAAGATTCTTTCGGTATGGTTATCAAAGGATCATGAAGAAGAGCAGGTATGTATTGAAATGGATATGTCTTGCAGCTGAATTTCTGGTCGAGTTCCCATAGGTCGTAAGCTCCATCCATCAAAGGTACCCAGTTCATTGCAAATGACTCGTCATAATCAGAGAGATTGAGTATGAACCCTTCGAAA